GATCAGTTTGAAAGAAGATTAAATCCGTCTGAACCTCAAAAGGATAGTAAGATAAGATTAAATCAAACTAAATCGGCTAATAAGTCGAATTTTGTCTCTAATTGGTAAAAAAATGACTTTTCCGACACAGATAAGAGCAGGTGATTATGTTCAATGGCGAATACCATCAGACCAAGATAAATTTGGAAATAGTATTAGTAGTCCTGATTGGTCTGTTGTTTATTATTTAAGAACTAATACATCTTCAGAAGGAGCTATTGTAAATAGTTCTGTATATCTTGATGGTTTTGAATTTACTATTGCATCGGCTACGACTGCTGGTTTTGATGCAGGTGATTGGTTTTATCAAGCAGTTGCTAATAAGTCGGGAGCAGAAAAACAAACATTATATACAGGAAGTTTTAAAGTTTTAGCATCTTTAGAATATTCTGGAACACCTGGAGCTTTAGATGACAGAAGTCAAATTGAAAAAGACTTAGATCTTATTGAAACAGCAATAAGAACATTAATAAGTGGTGGTCTTGTTAAGGAATATAAAATTGGAACACGAAATGCTAAGAAATACGAATTAGCTGAGTTGTTAGCTCTTAAGAGTCAATATAAAGTAGAACTTGTAAGAGAAAAACAAGCAGAGATGATTGCAAATGGTCTTGGCAATCCAAGAGCAACATTTGTTCGCTTTGATGGAGCATACTAATGGGAATTAGATCTAACATTTCAAATGCAGTAAAGAGAGTTTTAGGTTTTGGTCGTAATGCCCAACCTTTAAAAGGAATGCGAGCATATCAAGGAGCATTAGTTTCTAGGCTTACACAAGATTGGATGAGTAGTCAGTTAAGTGCTGATGCTGAGATTAGAGGTAGTCTGCGTAAGCTAAGAGATAGATCAAGAGAACTTGTAAGGAATAATCCATATGCAAGACAGGCAAAAAGAACAACACAAATTAATATTGTCGGAACAGGAATGAAATTTCAATCTCTTGTTTTACAACAGAGAGGAGGAAAGCGAGATCAGCGTGTAAATAATCTAATTGAAGAGAAATGGGCAGAATGGTCAGAAGCTAACAGTTGTGATTGTGCAGGGAAGTATTCCTTTCATCAATTTGAATGGTTAGCAGCAGGTGCTTTATGTGAATCAGGAGAAGCTATTTTTAGGATTGTAAGAAAACCATTTGGCGAATCTAATGTTCCTATAGCTCTACAAATGATTGAAAGTGATTTGTTAGATGAAGAATATGATGACAAGTTACTTAATAAAAACAATGAATGGAGAAATGGTGTAGAGGTGGATGAGTGGGGTAGACCTGTTAGATATGCGATCTTAACTAAACACCCAGGCGATGCATATTATTTAGATTATTCTGCAAATCGTAAATTACATATCTTTATAGATGCAAAAGATATTATTCATTTATTCTTACCCGAAAGACCTGGACAAAATAGAGGAGTGCCTTGGTTTCATAGTGTTATGGCTGATATGCATCAGTTGCAAGGATATGAAGAAGCTGCTGTTATCAGAGCAAGGGCAGGTGCAAGTATCATGGGATTTATCCAAAATGATCAAGGAGAATTGATTGGAGATGAGGTACAGAACAATCAGAGAATACAATCTTTCAGTCCTGGAGAGTTTAGATATCTAGCACCAAATGAAAGTGTGCAGATTCCTGATATTGATTATCCATCTCAGCAATATGAAATGTTCGTAAAAAATAAAATTAGACGTTTTGCGACAGGAATAGGATGTAGTTTTGAAACTATCAGTAAAGATTTTTCTGAGACTAATTATTCTAGTTCAAGATTAAGTTTGCTTGAAGATAGAGAACATTGGAAGTTCTGTCAAAAGTATATGATCGATAATTTCCATTACAGAATATTTAAGGAATGGCTTGCATTATCTGTTTTATCAGGCGATTTAGATTTTATTGACTATACCGCTAATTCAAAACGATATTGTAAACCAAGATGGACTCCACCTGCACAACACTACGTTGATCCTCTTAAAGAGATCCGAGCTTATAGAGAAGCAGAACAAGCAGGTTACATGAGTAAGTCACAAGTTATTGCACAGACAAATGGTGGAGATTATGACGATATTGTTTCTGAGATTGCAAGAGAACAAGATGTTGCTGATAGTTTAGGAGTTACATTAGATAAAGATCTAGACTTAGAAGTAGAGATGGGACAGGCAGAAGGAAATGTGAACATCACACCTCCTCCTAGCAGATCTAAAAAAACACGCAAAAAGGCTGAGTAACTATGGCAAATGTAAGCGGAACTGATATTAATCTGAAACCCACAGATGGGATGAAGACGGAAGCTAAACGATATAAGGAATGGAAAAAAGAAGGTAGAGCAGGTGGTACACAGGTTGCAGCGGTAAGAGCCACACAAATTATTAGCGGTAATGAGTTATCTGCGGATGTTGTTGTCAGGATGTTTAGTTTTTTTGCTAGACATGAAGTTGATAAAAAAGCAGAAGGATTTAGACCTGGAGAAAAAGGGTATCCATCAAAAGGCAGGGTTGCATGGGCAGCCTGGGGAGGGGACGCAGGTTTTAGTTGGAGTAGAGGAAAAGCTGCTGCTATTAAGAAAGCAAGAGAAAGAGGAGAAGTTATTGAATTAGCAAGACCATATCCAAACGAACACGCAGCAACTATTACAAATTCTGAGGAATATGATACATTTAGGCGGTCTAACGATGAAGCCTCTCAAGGTATAGACTTTATATTTGGTATAAAGGATAATGAAGAGGGTGCTGAACTTCAATCAATTAGGTTCAGACTTTCCGAATATTCTGCCTCTGAAGCAGAAGCATGGCTTGAGAGAAACGAGTTTGAACCTATCAAGTTTGAACCTGCTACTAACGAAAAAACTATGGCTGAAAAAACTAAAGTTGAAAAAAGAGCAGAACCTGATGCTTTAAAAACAGGAGATTTTGTTTCTTGGAATGCTAGTGGAGGTCGAGCTAGAGGAAAAATTTCCAAAGTAGAACGTGATGGACAGATTGATGTTCCTAGCAGTTCTTTTGTTATTAACGGAACAGCAGAAGATCCAGCTGCTTTGATCCAAGTATATAGAAGTGGCGAACCCACCGATATCTATGCAGGTCATCGATTTTCGGCACTTACAAAAATTAGCGACATTAGATCGATTGAGGCTGGAGATAAATTTGAGCGTAAAGAAGTTACAGACTTCAAAAATGTAAAATCACGAACATTTGAGTTTCCTTTCTCATCAGAATTTGCTGTTAAGCGTTATTTCGGTAACGAAGTGTTAAGCCATGATGAAGGTGCAGCAGATTTAGCACGATTAAATGATGGCGGTGCTGTTTTGTTTAATCACGACATGAACAAACCGATTGGAGTTGTTGAACGTGCTTACATAAATCCAGAAGATAAGCGTGGTTATGCAAAAATTCGTTTCTCAAGGAATAAGTTTGCATCTGAGATTTTACAAGATGTCCAGGATGGCATACTCAGGGGCATAAGCTTTGGATATCAGATAAATGATATGGAAGAAGCGGAAGATGGAATGAGAGCTACTAATTGGTCAGTACACGAATTATCAGTTGTTACAGTTCCAGCAGATCCTACAATTGGTTTCGGAAGAAGTTTGATAGAACCCTCTCAAGGTAATAGTATTAGTATGGAAGGTAAATCTCCTATCGAGGAGATTAATTCTGCGGTTGAACCCGCATCAACAACAGTCCGAAACATGGAAGAATCAACTAAAGAAACTGCGGTTGATACGGCTCCAGCCGTTGAAATCGACATCAAAGCCGAAGTACAACGTGCTATTGATGAAAATAACGCTCGTACAGCATCAATCACTTCATTATGTCGTGAGTTCGGAGAGTATGGAGCAGAACAGCTTGCTGATTCACTTATAAAGGGAAATAAAACTCCCGAAGAAGCAAAGGCAGCTATCCTCGATCTTGTAAAAAACAAGGCAGAGGTTCGTAATACACCTATCCGTTCTACTGACATGAGTACAAATGAAGTTGGCTTAGACCAAAAAGAAGTTAAGAGATTCTCTTTCTTAAGAGCATTAAATGCTTTAGCGAATCCTACAGATCGTCAAGCTCAAGAAGCAGCAGCTTTTGAGAGAGAAGTATCTGAGGAAGCTTCTAAGAGATATGACAAGCC